GCGGTGATTGAGACGCCGCTCGATTGGCAGTCCATCGCCGAGATGATGGGCGGCGACGCGAACGCCTACCTGACCACGAAGAACGAGTACCGCGTACAGCTCAAGGACGGCGCGGTGATTCCGCTCTATCCCGGCGATCAGTTGAAGCCGTTCACGCCGGCGCGGCCCGCGTCGCAGTATTCAATGTTCGTCGAGACCGTGCTGCGGCACATCGGCACGGCGCTCGGGCTTCCCTACGAACTGCTGCTCAAGGATTTCTCGAAGACCAACTATTCGAGCGCTCGCGCCGCGTTGCTCGAAGCCTGGCGGTTTTTCCGTGGCCGCCTTCAGTGGCTCGCGACGCACTGGGCGACGCCGGTCTACGAACTGTGGCTCGAGGAGGCCGTCAATCTCGGGCTCGTCGAAGCGCCCGACTTCTACGGCAGCCGCTACGCCTACACGCGCGCGAAGTGGATCGGGCCGGGCCGCGGATGGATCGACCCGGTGGAGGAGGCGCAGGCCGCGCAGATCCGCATGGACGCCGGAATCTCGACGCTCGAAGACGAATGTGCCGAACAGAGCCTCGATTGGGAGGAGGTTCTCGAACAGCGCGCGCGGGAGCGAGCGCGGATGGAAGAGTTGGGCTTGCTTGAAGCCGCCGTTGAGTCGAGCCGCCGCCCGGTAGTGAATCAGACAGAGGAGCGTGTCGCATGAGAGCTTTCGTCTACACCGCCGACCGCCCCTGGGCGATCACCGAGGCCGGGCTGCGGCAGATCCTGGAGATCGCCGAGCGCACGAACCCCACCCCGGAGGCGGTTGCCGCGCAGATCGGTCACCCGCTGGAGAACACGCGCCGTGTCGATGTGCGCGACGGTGTCGCTGTGATCCCGATCGTCGGCCCCGTCTTTCGCTACGCCAACCTGTTCACCGAGGTGAGCGGCGCGACATCGATCGACGTGCTCGCGCGCGACTTCAATGAAGCTGTCGCGAATCCGTCCGTTCGCGCCGTGCTGTTGAATGTGAACTCTCCGGGCGGCGAGGCCGACGGCGTCAACGAACTGTCCCGGATGATCTACGAGGCGCGCGGGTGCAAGCCCGTCGTGGCTTACGTCGGCGGTCTCGCGGCGTCGAGCGCCTACTGGATCGCTTCGGCTGCCGATGAGATCGTCGCTGAGGAGTCGGCTCTGTTCGGAAGCATCGGCGTCGTCGCCACGTTCCGCGATACGCGTGGCCGCGACGCAAAGGCCGGCGTCGCCACCTACGAGATTGTGTCCAGCCAGTCGCCGTACAAACGCCCGGACTCGGCGACGGAAGAGGGCCGCGAGCAGATCCAGGTCATCGTGGATTCGCAGGCCGAGATCTTCATCAACGCCGTCGCCCGCAACCGCCGCGTCAATCCCGAAACCATCCAGGCAAATTTCGGTCGCGGCAACCTCGTGCCGGCCAGCCAGGCGATCACTGCGGGTATGGCCGACCGGCTGGGCACTTATGAAACAACTCTCGCGGCTTTCGCCGCGCGATTCCAACGAACGAAAGGAGTCATCGTAATGGAGCAACCCACCACGACGGCGACCGCGCCACCGGACACTCATCTCGCGGAACGCGCGCGCATCGCCGCCATCCTGAATTCACCCGAGGCCGAAGGACGCGAGCAGTTGGCGCGGGCCATCGCCCTCGAAAGCGATCTCGACGCGGACGCCGCGCGCAAGCTGCTTGCTTCCGCGCCCGTGCCGAAGCCGCAGACTGCGTTTCACGCGGCAATGGCGGCGGTCGAGAACCCGAAGGTCGGCGCGAACGCGGCACCGGACGAGGACGCGTCCGAGGTCCAGCGGATTCTCGCTGTCCACAACCAGTTGAGGAGGAGCTAACCCATGGCCGGTTTTTCGAGTGCAACTTTCACCCCTGACCGCCTGATCGCGGGCGAGGACGACATTCTCTCGCGCAAGGTGACGATCGCGAGCGGACAGAATCTCGTGCGCGGCGCGCTGCTCGGCAAGATCACCTCGGGCGGCAAGTACATCCTGTCGCTCTCCGGCGCGTCCGACGGCTCGGAAGTGCCCGACGCCATTCTCGCGATGGACACCGACGCAAGCGGCGGCGACAAGGAGGCGATGGCCTACTTCACCGGGCGCTTCAACGAGTCGGCCCTGACGCTTGGAGCTTCGCACACCGCTGCGAGCATCCGCGAGGGCCTGCGCGTCAAGGGCATTCACCTGGTTTCGGTGCAGCCCGCCTAACGAAAGGAGATTGAACCCACATGCCTGACCTGTTTTCCACCAACGTATTGAACGGCGTGGTCGCGGACCTGAAGCGGCCTTCGAGTTTTCTGCTCGATCGCTTCTTCCCCAACGTCCAGACCGAAACGTCCGAAGAGATCCACTTCGATGTGGACGACGCCAAGCGGCGGCTTGCGCCGTTTGTTTCCCCTCTCGTCGAAGGGAAAGTCGTCGCCGGGCGCGGCTACACGACCAACACCTTCAAGCCCGCCTATATCAAGGATAAGCGGGTGTTCGACACCAACCGCCCGCTGAAGCGCTCGATCGGCGAACAGATCGGCGGCAGCATCTCGCCAATGGACCGGTTGCGCGCCATCCTCGCCTTCGAACTCGAGGACATGCTGAACATGCTGACGCGGCGGCTCGAGGTGATGGCGGCGACGGTGCTGCGCACGGGCGCAGTGACGATCGTCGGCGACAACTACCCGAGCGTTTCGGTCAACTTCGGCCGCGACGGTGCACATACGATCGTGCTGACCAATCCGAACCGATGGTCCGATACCGGCATCAACCCGCTCAACAGCCTCCAGGACTGGGCGCAGATCGTGCTCAAGAAATGCGGCGCGATGCCCACCGATGTGGTGATGGACGTCGCCACCTGGAAGGTGTTCCGCGCGAACACCGAGGTGCAGAAGCGGCTTGACCTGTACCGCGCGGTCGGTGCGCAGCCCACGATGCAGCTCGGCGCGCAGATCACCGAGGGCGGCGTGTACATGGGCTCAGTGGACGGCTTCAACATCTTTGTCTACGCGGGCTGGTACATCGACGACGCGGGCGTCGAACAGCCGATTCTGGCGAGTGGCACGGTGCTGATGGGCGGGCAGCTTCAGGGCGTGCGGGCGTACGGCGCGATCCGGGATGAGGCCGCGGGCTACCAGGCGGTCCCCTACTACGTGAAGTCGTGGACGGAAGAGGACCCGGCGGTGCGCTTCGTGATGATGCAGTCGGCTCCGCTGGTGGTGCCGTATCGAGTGAACGCGAGCCTCGCGGCAACGGTGCTTTAACCATGAAAGTGAAAGGACTCGTTACCATTTATGCCGGCAGCGACATCCATCCGCCCGGCGCTGTGTTCACGATCAACGACACGGAAGGGCAGGACCTGGTCGCGCGAGGATTTGCTGAAGCCGTCGAAACAGGACGCGACGACGAAGAGTCAGCGCCCGAACCCCGGAAGAAGCGATGAGCGCGCCGCCCGGCTTCGACTGGCCTGCCGAACTCGCGCGAAAACTCACGCTTCAGGTCGCAACCTTCGGGATCGATGTCAGCTACCAGCCCCAGGGCGGAACGGCGTTCACTGTCAAGGCCATCGCGGAAAGCGTCGCGCAGCCGGAGAACCAATCTCCCGGCGTTTACGCCCGCCTGTTCGTCAACGCGGCCGACTTCGCGGCCACGCCGGCGAGCGGCGACGAAGTGACGATCGGATCGACCGTCTACAAGGTCTGGCTGGTTGAAGCCGGGATCGAGGGCAATCTCAACCTGATGCTGCGGCAGAAGTGAGCCATGCCGTCCGTTCGCATCTATCACAAGAAGCAGATCCGGCTCGATCGGCTGAACGTCCGGCAACACCAGATGTTCAAGATCGGCACGGTCGGCGTCGCGGCGGTGAAGAACCGCCTGGCTTCCGCGCTTGGACCGCAGGACGCGCCGGCGAAGCCTCTCACCAAGCGCTACGCCATCTACAAAACGAAGCTCGGACGGGGCAATCGCCGTAATCTGACGTTCTCGGGCGACCTGCTACGGAACTTCCAGGTCCGCACGGTGAGTGAGAACCGCGCGAAGGCGAGCCTCTCGACGCGGAAGGATCGCATCAAGGCCTGGGTCAACCAGAAGATCGAGCCGTGGATGGTGCTCTCGCCCCGGAATAAAACGGCAGTCGTCGAAGCCACTCGCCGCGTGATGAACGAGATCAAGTCGCGGCTGGTGGTTGAAAGCGCGCTTGGAGGCAAACAGCGGTGATCGATCCTTCGGAGTTGGTTAACAACCTGGTCGCCGCGCTGCGGTTGATTCCAGACCTGGTCGCCGAGATGGATGGCGACGCCGGGCGCATTTACGCCTATCACGATCAGTATCCGAAGCGGTCGAGCCTGGCGCACGCGATTCACCAGATGCCCGCGCCGTCGATCATGGCCGTGTGGCAAGGAACGCAGCCCGGCAGCTTCGGCGAAGTGGACGTTTGGAAGCACCAGGTCACGCTTTATCTGCGCGCGCGGGACGCTTCTGATTCCGACGCGCCCGCCTATCACCGGATGTTCCGGTTGATCACCAAGGGCGTGCCCACCGGCTCGGACGTGCCAATGCTGAACGTCACGGTCCATCCCTCCTGCCACGCGATGGACCTGCCCTTGATCCAGCGGCAAACCGACGCCGAGGGCCTGGACTATTTCGAGGTTCCCATCACGTTTACGGAGATTGGCGATGACTAACGACAAAGTCTGGATGCGGCCGAACGACGGCCATAGCGAGCCGCAAGAGTTCGACGGTAAGCCAGAAATACTGGTGCCGTTGATGGTCTCGGGCTGGAGCCAGTGCGACCCGCCCGCAAAGGAAACGGAAGAGAAGCGCAGTGTCGACGACTAGACTGCAAGAGGTCCTGATCGGCTTCGGCAAGGGCAAGCAGACCGACATCGCGACCGCGAACCTGGTCGCCAACGTCTGGCAGTTGAAGAAACTCAACGCCGCGCTCGCCAACCCGAAGCTCAACACCGAGGACGATTCGCAGGAGTACGGCAAGGGCCACGAGTTCGCCACCACTTTATTTAAGACATCCGGGGGCGCGTCCGGGAACCATCGAAAAATACCTGGGCGCGGAGATCGCGGCGTGGGCGATGGCATTCGGCCTCGGCAAGGTGGTGAAGTCGGGCGCCTCGCCGAACTTCACTTACACCTGCACGCCGTTGTTTCCGGCGAACGGCGACGCCGCGGAACTTCCGTACTTCTCTTTCATCGAGCAGATCCGCCCGGGCGCGGGCGCGGTCATCGATCGCATGGCCGTGGGCTGCTCGGTCGAAGGCTGGACCATCACAATTGGATCGGGACCGGGCCGCGCCAACAGCAAGATCACGGTCGAGTTCATCAGCTCGGGCAAAGTTACCGAGCCATCCGGGATCACGCTGCCCGCGGCCACAGCGGAAAAGCTCCTACCGTCGGCGTCGCTCGCGCTCACGATCAACGGCGTCGATTACGTCACGAGCAAAAACATCGTCTCGCTCGAAACCTCCTGGAAGAACAACATCCAGGCGGACGCGGGCTTCTTTCCGGGCTCCGGGTTTCAGACGCCCGGCGATGCGGCGTCGGGCGCGATCCGCGGGCGGCTTGAGTTCGGCAATCGCCAGGGCATGCTGAAGTTCGTGGCGCGATTCGATAACGCCTCGACTGAGCTGACGAAACTCAAGAACCAGACCACGGGCACGGCGGTCATCGCGCTCACGTTTGACGCCAACAACTCGCTGACGATCACCTGGCAGAAGGTGGCGTTCGCGACGGCGGAAGTGGGCGAGACCAACGGCATAGTGACAGTGGCGATCGATTGCACGCCGCTCTATGACACGACCAACGGAATCATCTCCGCCGTGGCCAAGTGCACGGTGGACGGCATCTGCCAGTAGGCGGCTTTATGGAAACTCCAGTATTCGATGCATCGCGGCCGATTTCGATCAACCTGCGGACGCCCGCGGGCGTGAAGACGCTCAAGGTCCGCTTTCCCTCGGATGACGAATGGACCGAACGCCAGCGCCGGCGAAAGGTGACGATCAAGCAGTTGGGCCGAGGCGTTTCGGAGACCATCATCGCGAACGGCGAGGACGTGGACGCGGCGTTGCTCGAGAAAATCCGCGACGGCGACGAGCCCGAGGTCGATCCGTTCGAGGCTGTGAAGGTCATCGAGCAATTGAGCGTCGCCGAAGTCGATGATGTGGTTCCCGATGCCGATTCCTTCCGCGTCCAGTTACGGGTGCTCGGTGCGGTAACCACGCACGTGTTGAAGATGCCATCGGCCAAAGATGTCTTCGAATACCGGCGCTGCTTCGCGCGCGTGCTCGACTTGCCGTATAACCGCCAGGAACTGACCATCAACATCTCGGCGGCCGCAGCGCTCTACAAGAAGCTGGCCACAACTACCGAAGGCTACGCCGGCGAGGTGCCGGTCATTCACCAGGCCGTCGCGGTGAAGGCCGCAATCGACGCGATGGATACCGCGTTCGCGGAGGACGGCTTTGGAGGAAAAGGCGCAAATTTTCCGTAGCCGACTGGCCGGAGGAGCCGTCGCTCCGGTTCCTCGTGCACTGGGCGCTGCGGCGCGAGGAGCTTTTTGACCCCGGCCTCTGCCCGGACTCGCCCGACGAGGGCGGGCGCTGCGACCATTGCCCGCTCGACAAGCTAGACGCCGCGCAGAACACCCAGAAAGGGCTGTTACTCCGGCGCGCGCTCGATATGCGAGCGGCTTTGAAGTTGGGCATCCACATCGCACTCGATGAAATCCGGGCGGACGAGATCCAAGCCATGTCGATGCTTGAAGAGGAATGCGACCAGTTGGACCGGGAAAGAGTAAGGGCCGCTCGGTAAAGCCTACGCGGTGCGGCGGATCGGGACAAACCGGATCTCGACTCGCTTGTTCAACGCTCCGGCGATCCTCCGAAGCATGGCCAGCGAGTGCCCTTCATAGTCGGAGTCCTCCAGACGGCAGATTACGGATGCCGTCGTGCCGATCACTTTGGCGAGTTGAGCTTGCGTCAGGCCTGCCTTGGTGCGCAGCTCAAAAATCTTGCGGGCAACCTCGTCATCAGCCCGTGCTTCCTCCAGCGCCTTCAACCGCTCTGGCTTCCCCTTGAAGTACCGGCGGTGAATGATCTCCACCGCGTCCGTTGTGGTTTTCGGTTTTCTGGTCATTCCCCAACCTCCTCTGACCGAGTATGCCTGGCCGGATTCGCCTCAAACGTCTTCTTTCGCTGAATCGCGCGATCAATCTCCCTCGCGGGAACCGCACGCTCCTTCACGATTCCATGGGCCACGACAGCCGCTACCGAGCCGTGAAAAAAATAGAGCATCCGGTAATGGATGCCTTGCAGGCCGACGCGGAGTTCGTAGATTCCATCTCGCAGCAGATCCGCCTCCGGCCGCCGCAGCTCATGCCCCAGTTCGCGGAGCCGTTCCAACCGAAGGAGGCACTTCGCCTGCGCCTTGACCGGAAGTCCATCGAGCCATTCCAGGAACGGGCATGAGCCGTCTTCCTCACAGTAAAGAACGACAGCCGTCCTCGGCATCCTGTTTTTAGTCTATTCGCAAATTTGCGATAAAGCAAGGGACCTGCTTGGCAGACAATCAACTCGAACTCGTCGTCGAGGTGGACACCACCAAGGCAAACGCGTCCATCAAGAGCGTCAACAGCGGCCTGTCGAGCATCGAGGAAACCGCCGCGAAAAGCGCTCGCGGGGCATCCGGCAGCATCGATTCGATGACGGCCGCCATGGTGAAGGGGGCCACCGCCGGCAACCTGCTTGCCGAGGGAATCAAGTTCGCGGTCGAGTGGGCCAAGGAGTGGACCATCGAAGCCGCGAAGATGGCGGCGCACAACGCGCGCATGGAGGCGTCCACCATGGCGCTCGCCAAGTCGCACGGGTTGAGCGCCGCCGAGGTCAAGAAGTACGCGGACGCCGTCCAGGAGATCGGATTCGAATACGACGAGGCGCTCCATGCTATTGACCGCCTGATCATCGCCGATCTCGATCTTTCCAAAGCTACCGGCCTCGCCAAAATCGCCAAGGACGCGGCCGCCATCGAGAACATCTCGGCACCGGAGGCTCTCGAAAAGATCCTTCAGGCGATCGAGTTCGGCAACGCCCGCGCCCTCCGCGCGGCCGGACTGCGCGTCGATCTCGAAAAGGAAATCCAGATCGCGGAACTGACGCTCGGGCGCACGCTCTCGGAGAACGAAAAGGTCCAACTCCGCTACAACGCCGTGGTCCGCGAGGCCGCCAACATCCAGGGCGCGTCGGCCGCGGCGGCCGGAACAGCGGAGGCTCAGATGAAAGCGCTGCACCGCGAGGTCAACGATCTCAAGGAAGCCGTGGGCGACCGGTTCCAGGATCAGTTCCGCAGCATCGTCCGCACGCTGCGCGACCTGGTCGGCTGGCTCAAGGAGAACACGGATCTGCTCGCGAAGTTCGGGCAGGTGGCGCTGTGGGTCGCGGGCGCGCTGGCGTCGTATGCCTTGGCCACCAAGATCATGGACCTCGCCAAGGCCATCGCGGCGCTTCGCCTCGCGAGTCTGAATCCGTATGCGCTGCTCGGGGTCGGCGTGCTGGCGGCGGGCGCCATCGTCTATTCGAATTGGAAGGAAACGCAGGACCCGCTCCAGGCGCAGTATCAGGAAGATCAGGAGAAGGCCCTTCGAGAGTCGCTGTTCAGCGGCAAGACCACGGTCGCTGATTTGCGCGCGCGAGGGATGACGGATGATCAGATCCGCGCATTGATCACGGGCGGCCGCCGGTACCTGCCTGGCGAGGAACCGCAGTTCGACTTCAGCGGGCTGCCGAAGCTCACGATCCGCAAATCGAA